AGCGGTTCTTATTCGCCCAGGTTATATTCCTAAGAACTCTATTTTTGAACCTTTTGTTCGTATTCTTGGTCGTGTGCAAGATGCTACTATTCCACAAATTTATGGTAAAGATAACTTTACTACAAGGGTTTTAGATTCTGATACTGGCGAATATGTTTATAAACAACTTGATGTAACAGGTTATGATGTTATTGGTGGTGGAGCACTACGCCAAGAAATAGATCCAGCATTAACACTTGCAAACGTAACACAACCAGGTGCATTTGAACGAGCACCAAAAACAAGTTTTAATACTATCCCAATAAATCCTACAACATCTACTGTTAACAAAAAACTTATCAATAGATATTGGGGAGATTACGCTAGACAAATACAAATCTTACGTAATGATCCTTTAGTTAGTCGTGTAATGCAAGGATTATCTGATAATGAAATCCTTAATTATATGCTTCGTGATTTAGCAGCACGTGGTAAGTTTAGTGATTTTTATCGTGTAGCCGCTGGTGAAACTGGTGGTAAAGTTGGTAAAAATCTTGATTTAAGTGAATCTGCTGCAAGAAACATTATTGTTAAAACACGTGAACTTATTGATAATCTTGTTAAAGATAAAACAATACAAAAAGAAATTGTTGAAACTAAAGACGTTATTAACGTTAAACGTGCACAAGAACTTTTTAAAGGTAAAGATTTACCAACTCTTGATGTTGATGTTGACGGTATTCTTAGTTTGGGTCTTGTTGAACTTTACCAACAAGGAGTAAATGCTGGTTTCAGAGCAATAGCAAAACCAGAATCTGTTTTATTTCGCAGCCCTTATGGTAGATTTTATGGCAATGAAGCAACCAGAATGATTGTTGAAAATGCTCAACGTAATGGCATTGAAATTACTTCTGATATGTGGCAAAACCAAATACGTCCACTTTCACAAGAATACGCTTTAAAGCAAGTAGAAAATACTTTTTACGCAATTAGACGTATGAACAATGTTCAATACTATTCACGTTTCCTTCTTGGTTTTCCTAGTGCTATGTTTAACTCAATTAAATATTGGGTTAAAGCAGGATTAGCAAACCCATACAACTTTGCTCTTCTTGAACAAATACGTACTTCTCCTTGGGCTGCAGGTATGGTTATTGATGAAGACGGTAATGCAATAACACCTGAACAAGCTGATGAAGAAAACAAAACAACATATCTTGTTTTACCTTTTTTCAACAAACCTGGTACTGCTCAACCATTTGTTCACAAAATGAATACCCAACAATTAAACTTTATGATTGGTGGCGCAAGCCCTAACTGGCTTGGACAAGTTGCTTTAAATACTGCTATTCAAAAGTTTCCTAAACTTGAAACATCTATTAAAAATGCTGTTGGTGAAAAACTTTATAACCAACTTATTTTTGGTGGTGTACCACGTGGTGTTCTTCCTGCTGCTAAAGATTCTGAAAGTAAAACCGCTATTGGTTTAACTTCTTCTATTGTTTCTAATGTTGCTGAACAAGTGTTTGTTGCCGGAAGTATAAAAAGTGCTATTCAACTTGTTGGTTTAGAACTTGATGTAAGATTTGATAAAGAAAATATAAAATTTCGTAAAGACGCTGTTGCTTCAACATTGTGGTCTATTCATACTGCTCGCCGTGTTAATTGGGAATTAAACAATCCTGATGGTGAAGAACCAACAGAAAATGAATCTATTGATTTAACTTTAGAAGTTATGCGTTGGCGTTTAGTTAAAAAACTATTCTCACCATTTTCTGTAACAGAACAACCAACATCAATTATATACCGTGATGAATTTGACAGACTTGAATTAAACTATGTTAACAACCCACAACTGTTAGCGGACAAACCAGGTGTTCAACCATACCAAGCTGCTTTACAAGATTTTATTTTGTTATATGGTGAAGAGGCTGTTCGTAATCTTATCAGTGGTACTAAATATAAAGCAAGTGTTGCACCTGAACAAGAAGCTGTTCGTAGATTAAATTCTTATGAATGGCTAAATCAATGGGTTGCTAAAAACCCTCAACAAAGAGTTGAATCTGTTGGTATGATTCTTAACCCTATTGTCCCTGGTGATTATTCACCTGCTGCTTCAGCTAATCTTAAAATTTCTGATGTTGGTGGTATTCCAATATTTGAAGGTACTAAAACTTTTGCTGAACGTGAGGCAGATGCACAGATTGAAGATGGTTGGCGCGAGTATGACCGTATCAGTAAAGAACGTGATACTTATCTTGCTGGTCGCCCAAGTAAATCTTTAACAGCAATGTCTAATTCTGATATTCGTGCTTGGTATCGTGATCAGATTTATAATATTGAAGATGGTTTAATTACACGTAATTCTGCTTGGGCTGAAACGTTTGGTAATATGAATGATACTTTTAATGAGAATATTAATCTTATCAATGTTGCATTGGATAATGAACAATGGTTATCTGATGTTAAAAAGTCTGCACCTGAAGAATCTTTATGGAATACTGTAAAGGTTTGGCGTGATGGTCGTGATTCTATTTTCAGTGAATGGAATACCCTTCCAGCAAATAGTCCTAGGCGTAAGCAGATACGTATGCAGTATGAGGCTTTTGTTTTTGATTTAGCGCAAAGTAATACTTATTTTGCTGATTTTGCTAATAGGTACCTTGTTGGGGATCCTATTATTGACATTAGACAGTTACTCGGAGAATAATGGTTACATTTAGAAGTCAAACAAGTAGCACCGGTCCAACTGGTCCTATTGGTGTTGTTAGAAGAACAGGTAAAAGCACAGTTAACACTGGTCCTGTTCAAGGACCTGTAAGACCTACTGGTGTTACAGGTTCTATTGGTAAAAAACCTGGTGACTATGGTGTTAGTGATTTAGGTTACTATGGTACAAAACTTGACCCAATGTTACCTGTAAAAATTGGTGGAATAACTTTTGAATCTGGTACACAAGCCGCTAACTATTTGATTCAATTAAAATATTCTGGTAAAACTGCTGAATATAATCGCCTTGTTGGTTTACTTAAAGCAGGTGGAGCTACAGGTAAAACCCAAGATGATTGGGAATCTGCTATTGCTAGAGCGCAACGTGCAGATGTTGACCTTGATGTTGTTTTGGCTACTGATGCTTTAAATAATCCTGATATTGCTGCTAGTGCACAATCATTATCTAACATTGTTCGTAGTGTTCAACGTACAGCAACTAGGTATGGTATTAAACTTTCTGATAGAGAAATAAAAAATCTTGCAACACAATCAGTTCAACAAGGTTGGGATGCCGCAACTCTTGCTGAGGAAGTTGCTCGTAAGGGTAGACTTGAGGGTACTACTGGTGAGGCTGCTAAAGCCGTTGATGATTTACGTGAATACGCTAATGCTTATGGTATTGCATATAATGATGACTGGTATACTAATGCTGCTAAGTCTGTTCTTGAAGGTCGTGAAAGTTTAGATACTTTTCAAAACACTATCCGTGATACCGCTAAATCTCGTTATGGTGGTTTTGCTGGACAGATTGATGCTGGTTTAACAACTAAACAAGCTGCTTCTCCTTATATTCAATCTATGGCTTCTATTCTTGAAATTGATCCTAATGCTGTTAATTTAAATGATCCTACTATTACTAAGGCTTTAACTGGTGTTAACGATCAAGGTGCACCTACGCTTATGCCTTTGTGGCAGTTTGAACGTGATTTGAAAAAAGATGAGCGTTATAAATATACTAAAAATGCTCAGAATGAATATATTGGTACTGGTTATGAAGTTTTAAGAACACTTGGATTTGAGGCGTAAATGGCTGAATCTATTAAAGATAAAATGGCTAAAGCCGTTGCAACTAATAAAGCGGCTCAACAACAACGTCAACAACGTGTTGCTGAAACTCAAACTAAAATTAGTGCCACTTCTGCTGCTAAAGCAAAAACAGATAAGGCTGCTAAAGATAAAGCCGCTGCTGATGCTGCTAAAGATAAAGCATCTGCTGCTGCTATTGCTGAGGCCGAAAGACTTCGCCGTGAAGCTGAGGCTGAAGCCGAAAGACTTCGTAACAGAGTAGTTGTTGACGATACTGAAGAACGTATAGATTCCATTGCATACTTACAAGATTTGTTTGCACAGTACGGTATACCTGAATTAGCCAACAAAATTGTTGAACTTAAAAATCAAGGTTTAACTGACCGTGTTGTTGCAATAGAGTTACAAAAAACCCCAGAATTTAAAGCACGTTTTATTGGTAATGAGAATCGCAAAAAAGCAGGACTTCCACCATTAGATCCTGGAACTTATATTTCTACTGAAACAGCTTACAAAAAAGTTATGCGTGATTCACAACTACCTATAGGGTTTTATGACCAATATGATGATTTTGCTAAATTCATTGGTGGTGATGTTTCACCAGCAGAATTGCAAGAACGTTTAAATATTGCTAACCAATCTATTCAAAACGCTGACCCATTCTTTACTGATTCTTTACGTAAACTTTACGGTTTGCAATCAGGTGATATGTTAGCTTATGTGCTTGATCCTGAGCGTGCATTACCATTTATTACACGTCAACAAAAAGCTGCACAGTTTGGTGCTGAAGCAGCACGTCAAGGTTTACAAGTTACAACACCTATGGCTGAAACTTATTCTGGTCAACTTGGTGTTACACAACAAGAAGCCCGTCAAGGTTTTGAACAGGTTGCACAAATTCTTCCTGAAGCACAAAGACTCAGTGCTATAACACCTGGTTCACAACCTGTTGGTTTTGAAGAAACAACAAGTGCAATTTTTGGTGGTGCAGGTTCAGCTGAATACAAACAAAAATTACAAAAACTTGCTCAAGAAGAGCAATCAAGATTTGCTGGTCAAACAGGCGTAGGTAGAACTTCTTTATCACGCGGTATGTCAGGCCAGATTTAAAAACCTACTAAGCGCACCGGCACTTAGAAGCGTAACCGAAGACCGGCAGTATGAGCCATCACAGATTCCCCTGTTTGTGTATGTGGCATACGACAACTTAATGAAAGGGAGTGGCTGCAATGGCCAACCAATACGAATACGAAGACGAAATAGAAGAACAAGATAATGGCCCCGCTGAATTGCGTAAGGCTTTAAAGAAAGCACAAAAGGAAAGAGAAGCCATTGAGGCTGAACTTAACCAAATGCGTTCTGATATGCGTTCCCGTTCCGTCAAAGATGTATTGGCCTCAAAAGGTGTATCAGATAAATTAGCGAAACTTATTCCTAGTGATGTGAACACACCTGAACAGATTGATGCTTGGTTAAACGAATACAGTGATGTATTCGGTATTAAACAAGATGAGCCTGTTCAACCTGCCGTTGATGAAGAAACAATCAACGCTAATCAACGAATCAATAATGTTACTTCAACAGCACAGAACCCTTCAGGTGAGCAAACGCAACACCAAAAGGTTATGGCTGCGAAAACAAAAGAGGAACTTGATCAGCTGTTGTTTGGTCAATCTCTCGGTAGATAACCGCAACTACTATCAACCTTGAAAGAAGGTGAACTAAATTGCCTACAGAAAATTATACAAGTACTAGCACCGCGTCCCTAGGAACTTCCTTGGTACAGACTGCTTATGACCGCTATGTAGAATTTGCTCTGCGTGCTATGCCACTTATCCGCGATGTTGCTGATAAGCGTCCTGCACAACAGGCTATGCCAGGTTCATCTGTCGTATTCCAGTTATACACTGATTTATCGGCAGTAACCGGCACTTTAACTGAAACTGTAGATCCAGATTCAGTAGCATTAGGTAATACAAGCAACGTAACTGTAACTCTTAACGAATACGGTAACGCTGCAATCGCAACACGCAAGTTAGAACTGTTCTCATTGTCTGATGTTGATCCAGCAATCGCTGACATCATCGCATTCAATATGGCAGATTCTATTGACAACTTTGCACAAACAGTGCTACGTCAAGGCTCAAACGTAATTTACTCAGGTGGTGGAACAACAACTACTGGTGTTACCGGTGGTTCTGTCATCACTTCAGCAAATATCCGTAGAGCAATTGCTAAATTGCGTGCAAACAAAGCTGTTCCACGTGTTGGTGAATTGT